CTTGAAACGTCTTTTTGCATCAACCAATCGAATGCGACTGTCTTTTTACTAAACAACAACTTACAGTTATCGTTCGCAAGGACTTGCTTACTTATCGACTTATTGGAGACAAACTATGGCATCCACGGGGGGGATCTCATTAGAGATGCAGCACCTTGTTTATCTAAGTTAACCAGTGTTTGTCAGACTCTGGCTCCACCTGTTGGCCCTGTTCGCTTATGCTACTGGAGAACCTGATGGACTCACTACGTTTATCTGGGTTGGTTAGCTGCCTACCTTCCCAAGGGCTGGATGATGGCCCCATGTGTGGATAGTACACTAATTTGCTACAAGTTCAATGGATGTGATATCATAATTTGACACTTTATTTAAAGGCTTAAACATGGAAGTGAAATCTAATGATGGCGTTCTTTTTAAGAATGAGCGCAAGACTGAGGAAATGCACGCTGATTACACTGGGTCTATCATGCTTGCTGATGGTAAAGAGTATTACCTGAATGGCTGGCGTAATGTTTCTAAGAGTGGTCTTTCTTATTTGAAGGTACGCATTGGTAAGCCCAAGGGTGAGGCTGCTTTGACATCACCTGGTCATTCTCCTGCTTACTCACCTCCTGCCAAACCAAAGCCTAAAGCTGTTGCTGGGCATGGGTTTGAAGATATGGATGACGTACCCTTTTAGGAGTTAGTCATGCCAAATCCTATTGATACTGGAAAGCTGACTAAGGCTGGTCGTAGAGTGTGGTTAGACCCATCTACTAATGAGTTGATTGATTACTGATGGCTGATGAAATCAGTCATAAAGCTACCAGAAATAAAGCTGGTGGTGGCAACTCTATTCCTTCACTCAAGGGATGGGGTGGCGTAGAGAATGTAGTTAAGAGGATTGAGCGTAGCCAAACTATTGTTGCTAATAGGGAGGCTGTTGCTTATTCTCTCTTGATGATGGCAAACACCAAGATTACTGACATCTTTGAATGGGATGACGATGGTAATGTCAAGGTGAAGGCCAGCAACAAAATTCCTGAACACGCACTACAAAGCATCAAGTCTATCAAGAGCAGGGTAGATAAGAATGGTGAATCTACGATTGAGCTAGAACTGTACGACAAGGTGCAAGTTCTGCGTATCTTGGCTAAAGCCAGTGGTCTGCTTGATACTCCTGATGACGGTCAGAAGCCATCAGTGATCGGTGTGAATATCCAAGCTCCTGAAGATATTGAGGTCAGAGATGAGTGATCTTGACATTGTTAAATGATTGCCCCATAATGCAGTTATGGAACAAAACATCATTGATTACGCCATTGAGTTTCTTGAGTACAACAAAGACACGGGAGTGTTCTTGTGGAAAAAGAAGCCCAAGATGGTAAATAGGCCAACTAAATGTAATCCTGGCATGGAGGCTGGTAGTCTTCATCGCTCTGGATATAAAACAATGACCATTAACAAAAAACACATTCAACTTCATAGGTTGGCTTGGGTGTTGTGCAATGGTCCTATCCACACAGAAATGATTGACCATATCAATGGTGTTCGGCATGACAACAGATTGGCAAATCTAAGATTGGCAACAAGATCACAAAACTTGCACAACAGCAATCCAAAAAAATGTAGTACAACAAAAATCAAAAATGTCCAATGGGATTCTGATTCAAACAAATGGCGTGTCCGTGTCCGTGTAAATGGAACAAGACATCATGTAGGCAGGTTTGAAGACATTAACGAAGCTGCAAAAGCTGCTGTTGACTTTATGCGTCAGCATCATGGTGAATTTGCAAAGGTATCAAATGTCTGACGAATACGCTTTATCCAGTTTAAACATTGACTTACGGTATTCACCTACTGCATTCAAGTTCTTACAAGACAAGAATTTTTGTACTGGATTGATGGGGCCAGTGGGCAGTGGTAAGTCTTATGTGTGTGCTGCCAAAGTGATGATCCGTGCTGTTCAACAAGCACCATCTCCTATTGACGGTATTCGTTACAGCAGGTTTGTGATTGTCAGGAATAGCTATCCTGAACTGAAGACCACTACGCTGAAGACATGGGCAGACCTATTCCCAGAGAACATCTACGGCCCTATTCTACATACGCCACCTATTACTCACCACATTAAACTGCCTCCCCGTGGGGATGCGGCTGGGATTGATTGCGAGGTAATCTTTCTTGCGCTTGATCAACCAAAAGATGTGCGTAAGTTGCTGTCTCTTGAGTTAACAGGTGCTTGGGTGAATGAGGCTAAAGAGCTACCCAAAGCTGTGATTGATGGATTGACTCACCGTGTTGGACGCTACCCAACAAAGAAAGATGGTGGTGCTACTTGGCATGGTATCTGGATGGATACTAACCCAATGGACGATGACCATTGGTGGTTCAAGTTAGCAGAGAAGGAACCTATCAGTGGCAAGTACGCATGGAAGTTCTTTAAGCAACCAGGTGGCGTCATTGAGGTTCCATCTGATGATCTGCCTGAAATGCCAGAGGCTAATGACCATGTGTTTGCCAATGGGAAGTGGTGGAAAGTAAACCCCAAAGCAGAGAACATCAAGAACCTACCACCTGGATATTACCTTCAGCAGCTTGCTGGTAAGAATTTGGATTGGATTCGCTGTTATGCACAAGGTCAGTACACCTATGTGCAAGAGGGTAGACCTGTTTGGCCTGAGTATGACGACAATATCATGTCAGCAGAAATAGAGGCAGACCCTAATTTGCCTATACAGATAGGGCTTGACTTTGGTTTAACCCCCGCTGCCGTGTTTGGGCAGAGACTTCAATCAGGACAATGGCGTGTTTTGCATGAAGTCGTTACGTTTGATATGGGGTTGGAGCGTTTTGGTTCCGCATTGATGGCTGAATTACACCTGAGATACCCCAAATATGATGTCAGAGTGTGGGGCGATCCTGCTGGTTTGCAGAGAGATGCTATTTATGAGACAACTGCCTTTGAATTCCTGCGTAGTTTAGGATTGAAAGCAGAACCTGCACCTACCAACGACTTTAAAGCTAGGCGAGAAGCTGCCGCTAGTCCAATGGGACGCATGGTTATGGGCAAGCCAGGTCTTCTAGTCAACAAATCTTGCAAGTTATTGCGTAAATCTCTCTCTGGTGGCTACCACTTTAAGCGTATTGCGGTAGGTGCTGGCTATGAACGCTTCAAAGATTCTCCTAATAAGAATGAACACTCACACGTTGGTGATGCTTTTGGCTATTTAATGTCTGGTGGTGGCGAATATCGTCAGTTAACCAGGGGTTCTAACCGAACAGCATCTAAAACATTCATTGCCCAAACCGTAGCGAGTGATGATTTTGAAGTCTTTGCATGATTTTTTGCCAGAACATCCAGCAATTAGCTATGTGCCGTTCCATCCAGCGCATGTAATTAGCATGAAAATTGATGATAAACATACTGAGGCAGTGTCCAAAGGTGTTGATATCAAAACGATGTTAGAGATGCAATCAAAAATGGGTACAGCGATAACAGCTTACCTTCACGGCAGACCTGTTGCGTGTTTTGGTTACGTTAAATTGTGGGATGGTGTAGCTGAGATGTGGCTTCTCATAGAGGAAAGAGGCAGAGAATTCGGGAAAACCCTAACTCGTGGAGCTATTGCTTTCAGAGATTACGCTGTGATAACAGAGAATTTGCATCGTTTACAAATAACTGTAAGATGCGACGACATCAGGGCTGTGAAGTGGGCAAAAGTAATAGGATTCTTACCTGAATGCGTAATGCACCAGTACGGCCCTGATAAAGCATCCTTTTATCTATTTGCGAGGACTTAATATGTCTGGAATATTTGGTGGTGGTGGTGATGGCGGTGCTGGCAAACAAATTGAAGCACAAAACAAGCAAATTGCCAAGCAAGAGGCTGGTGTTGGTAAACAACAAACTGAGCTTGCTAGACGCGCTATGGCTACTATTGCTGCTAGGCGTGGTGGCGGTCAGCGTTTCTTACTCTCAGGTGAAGACCCAGCAAGCAAAACTACGTTAGGTGGTTAAAGTGGTTGATAAACTATCTGTTGAGGACATTCTCAAGCGCCATAAGATAGCGCAGAACAAGAAGGAAGACTACCGTAGCCTGTATGAACAGGCTTATGAGTTCTGTCTTCCCCAACGTAATCTGTACTCTGGCGATTATGAGAACAAGCAGCAGGGTAGAAACAAGATGACGCGAGTCTTTGACTCGACTGCCATCAACTCTACTCAGCGATTTGCAAACCGTATCCAATCGGATGTATTCCCTCCACAGCGTAAGTGGTGTCGTCTTGGCCCAGGCTCAGATATTCCAGTTGAACGCAAGGGAGAAGCCCAAGCTGTACTGGATATGTACACAGAGAAGATGTTTGCTGTTTTAAAGCAGTCAAACTTTGACATTGCAATGGGTGAATTCCTGTTGGACTTGTCAGTTGGTACAGCGGTCATGCTGGTTCAGCCTGGTGATGTTGTTAGTCCAATCAACTTCATTCCTGTCCCGCAATATCTGGTGTCTTTTGAAGAAGGCGCTAATGGTCAGGTAGATAACGTCTACCGTAAGATGCGGATTAAGGGTGAGTCAATCGTTCAACAGTGGCGTGATGCTGATCTCTCTGCTGACTTGAAGCGCATGATTGATGAGAAGCCCACTGAGGATGTGGAGCTAACAGAAGCAACCATCTTTGATCATAAGCGTGGCGACTATTGCTATCACGTTATCCATGAAAAGAGCAAAACAGAGATTGTCTTTAGAAGGCAGAAGTTTTCTCCGTGGGTGGTCAGCCGATACATGAAAGTTGCTGGTGAGATATATGGTCGTGGGCCAGTATTGACTGCCATGCCTGACATCAAGACGTTGAACAAGACGATTGAGTTGCTGTTGAAGAATGCTTCACTGGCAATCACTGGTGTCTACACAGCAGCAGACGATGGTGTTCTGAATCCTGCTACCGTGAAGATTGTTCCTGGTGCGATCATTCCAGTTGCCCGTAATGGTGGGCCACAAGGGGAAGCACTGAAGCCATTGCCTCGTGCTGGTGACTTCAATGTATCTCAGCTTATCATTAACGACTTGCGAATGAACATTAAGCGTATCTTGCTTGATGAGAGCTTGCCACCAGACAACATGAGCGCACGTTCTGCTACTGAGGTGGTAGAGCGTATGAAGGAATTGGCTCAGAATCTGGGTTCTGCCTTTGGTCGATTGATCAACGAAACAATGATTCCTTTAGTGGAAAAAGTTTTGAAGGTCATGGATGAGGGTGGCTTGATTGATCTGCCTTTGAGAGTCAATGGCTTGGAGGTCAAGGTTACACCAATGTCTCCGCTGGCGCTGGCTCAGAATCTTGATGAGATCAACAACATTGTTCAGTTTATGCAGTTGGCTCAAGCAATGGGGCCAGAGGGTCAAATGGTTTTGAAGCCTGGTGCTGCCGCTGATATGATTGCTGACAAATTGGGAATCCCTGCGTCTATCCGAACTACTCCAGAAGAACGTCAGCAGATGGCGCAGCAAGCAATGGAGATGGCTCAACAAGCCGCACAACAACAGCAACCCCAACAGCCGCAAGGTGTGATGGAGCAACCAAGTGTCTGATCTTGCAGAAGAACTTAAAAAAGTTCTAGACGCTGCTAAAAAGGTTCACCAAAGACGATTCCCAAAAGGGGAGCGTGGACTCAAGGGTGATAAAGGCGACACTGGCGATCCTGGAGAACAAGGCCCACCTGGAGAGAGAGGGCTTCGTGGTCTTGCTGGTAAAGATGGAAAGCTGGGTGAACAAGGTTTCAACGGCCCTATTGGGCCAATGCCAAAGCATGAGATCAAGGGACTCATGTTCAGGTTTGAAATTGCTCCTAACGAATGGGGCAAATGGATAACTGTTCCTACTGGTGGCGGTGGCGGTGGCGGTGCTGCCAAGCTACGCAAGTATGAAAAAGAGTTGGTTGAGGTTGGTCAATGGATTTATGCTATTTCCACCAAGACTACTGATTACACAATAGTAGCAAGTGATCACACTATCCTTTGTGATGCCAGTGGTGGTGACATAACAATCACATTGCCAGGTGCATTGATATCCGCTGGACACAGTTTTCATATCAAAAAGATCGACTCTACCGATAACATTGTGACCATTGAGCCAACTTCTCCAGATGTTATTGACGGGGAAACTTCTGTTTTGACTGTGGAGCAATGGACAAACATTATGGTTCAATCTGATGGAACAAACTGGTACATACTATGAGCTACATTCCTTCAGCACCCGATAAGATCGCATTCAGTACATCTGTGCTGCTGGGTAACGGCGCTACCTATTCCTCTGGTGTTTTAAGTCTGATCGGCTATACGCAAGTTCAGACGGATGTGCTGTCTGATGTTGATGGCACTGTAACTGTCTCCTTTCTTGAAGATGCAGCAGGTACTGTAACTCTACGAACTCTGACAATTCCCTACACTGGCGGCTCTGGCTATCAGATGTTCTCTGCTCCAGCGTTTACACCTTACGTTAAGTACCAGTTTACAGCTAACGCAGCAGGACAGACCAGCTTCTACTTTGATACCAAGTTTATGACCCAAGCCCTAAGTGGGCAGGTACTTGGTCTTGATGCGTTTGTTAGCCCAAGCATGGTGGCTAACTTGGGTAGAAACATTTTGGTTGGTAAAACAACAGGCGGCAATTCATACCAGAACGTCAACATTGATGCTCAAGCTAATCTCGAAGTTGCTATTAAAAGCCCACTAACAGCTTTTGGTGAGGTGAGCACGGCTGAAGCAGTTCCAGTTATCCAAATAGATTTTGTATATGGGATCAATAATGTAACAACGCAAACAGCGGTAACTGGATCGGGTACAGCAACAGGCGCATCTGGGATGTTAACGCTACAGACTGCTGCTGCCACTTCATCGAGTGCTATTGCCTACAGTGCAAGAAACTTAAAGTACCGTCCGGGTCAAGGTGCTTTAGCACGATTTACAGCTATCTTTACAACAGGTGTAGCTGGTTCAGTACAACATGCAGGACTTGGCTTTCCAAGCCTGACAGACGGGCTGTTCTTTGGATACAACGGAACAAGTTTTGGTATCAACTACATTAAGGCTAGCTCGACAACCCACATAGCACAAACT